GTCACCTATGAGCCTGAGATCTATACTCCACTGTGGAGAAGTTCTCCTACTGATGGAGCAAAGCAAGGCAGCAGTGGTCCAATCGAAGATATGGATACGTGCATCAAACTTCGTCAGGAATATGATGGCGTTGCTAAGGAATGTTTGGATCTTTACAATAAACTTTTGGCCGATGGTGTTGCTCCTGAACAGGCGCGTTCAATATTGCCACAAGGAACTTATACGGAATTTGTGTGGACTGGTTCTCTCTATGCATTTGCCCGAGTTTATAACTTGAGAATCGATGCACATGCCCAATGGGAAATTCAGGAATATGCAAAAGCAATTGATAAATTAATTGCTCCCCTTTTCCCGGTTTCTTGGCAGACATTAACGTCTAGATAATCTATATGTCTATTATTTTTACAGGCGGTAGTGGCTTTTTAGGTAAAACATTTAAAGACTATAGTTTTAATGCAAATTATTTGAGTTCTAAAGATGTTGATCTTAAAGATCAAAAATCTACATTTGAATATTTATTTGCACAAAAACCAAATTGTATAATCCATGCAGCAAATAAAGTTGGTGGTATTTTAAAAAATAGTCAATGTATGTATGAATTTTATCATGATAATCTATTAATGAATACAAATGTAATCGATTATTGTGTAAAAACGAATACAAAATTAGTTTTAATGAGTAGTACTTGTGTTTATCCTAAAAATGCAAACAGCTATCCAATGACAGAAAATATGCTTCATGATGGATTGGCAGAAGAAACAAATTTAGGATATGCTTTTTCTAAAAGAGCCGCAGATATTCAATTATGGTCTGCCAGTAAACAATATGGATATAGCAACTATACTATTTTTTATCTGAGCAATCTTTATGGAAAGCATGATCATTATTTTTCTAAAGATTCTCATTTTGTTTCATCATTCATAAGTAAAATACTTTCTTCAGAAAATAATACAATTGAAATGTATGGAACTGGTGCTCCATTAAGACAATTTACATATTCGGATGATATTGTAAAAATAACAAAATATTTTATTGAAAATAATATATTGGGATCATTTAATATTTCAACTCCAGAAAATTTGTCTATTCGCAATATGGCAGAAATTATTTTGAATAAATTTAATATTAAAAAAGAATTGTTATTTAATGGTACACTTGATGGAGTTTTTAGAAAAGACGTTTCATCTGAAAAATTATTGGCTACAATGCCAGATTTTCAGTTTACAAAATTCAGTGACGGTATAGAAAAATTAGCAAAGGATATTACATGTTTTGGAATTTAATGCCCAAAGAAAATATAAGTGACCATGAACGTAAAGAGTTGTCTAATTTTATTTTGAATACAGACAAATATACCCAAGGCCATTATGTAAAACAATTTGAACAGGATTGGTCTGCGTGGCAAGGTTGCAAGTATTCTGTATTTGTAAATTCGGGTTCTTCTGCTAATTTGATGTTAGTAAAATCGTTATACGATTTATATGGACCCGGTGGTATGATTTGTCAAGCCTGCACATGGCCAACGAATATCAATCCAGCAATGCAATTAAAGGAAAGTACTTTTTTACAACTTTGTGACAATAATTTAAACAACTTTGGTTTTGATATTGAACAGTTAAAAAATTATATTGTTTCTTTAAAGCCTGACTATTTGTTTTTAACTCATATTCTTGGCTTTAATGGTGCTACTGATGAACTTATTGCTCTATGCCAAGAAAACAATATCAAAATTATAGAAGATTGTTGTGAATCTCATGGTGCAATGTTCAATGGCAATAAAGTAGGCAATATTGGTTTAGCCGGAACTTTTTCGTTCTATTATGGCCATCATATAACGACTATTGAAGGTGGTATGATTTCAACAAATAATGAAGAACTGTATCACCAACTACTTTTGAATCGATCTCATGGATTTTTAAGAGAACATCCAAATAAAGAAACAATAGAAACTTCATGTGACCGTAGATTTACATTTTTGACAGATGGATTTAATTTTAGAAATACAGAAATAAATGCATATCTTGGTATAATGCAATTAAAAAAATTAGATAACAATATAAAAGTTAGAAATAACAATTATAACTATTATATTTCAAAGTTGGACTCATTAAAATATGAGACTAATTTTAATTCAAATGGAATAAGTTCATTTGCAATGCCAATTATATCAAAAAAGAATAATACTAAAGACTTGTCATCTAAATTAACTGATGCAGGTATAGAAAACAGACCATTTATTGCCGGAAATCTATTTAAACAACCATATATGAAAAAAGTAAATATGTACAATAGTTTTCCAAATGCAGACTATCTGCATAATAATGGATTATATGTTGGCAATAATCAATTTGTAGAGTATACTATGATTGATAAATTGTTACATATTCTTAATAATGAATAAAAGTAAAAAATTAAAATATTTGGTAATATATGATTTTTATAAAAAACCATATTTTATAACAGTTTACAATAAAAAAGAATTAAAATATGTTAAAAGTATTTTAAAAGACGGAGAAGTATACAAAATTTTAAATACAACACCATTTATAGGATGGTGAATTAATATAAATAAGAAACCCACTTAGGAATTTAATTATGGCCGAAATTTTATCACCATTTCAATCGTTTATTTTCATCTCTCGCTACTCTCGCTGGCTCAACGACCAAAATCGTCGTGAGACTTGGGATGAATGTGTAGACCGTTGGTGGAAGTATTTTACTGGTAAGGTTCCACAACTTGCTGAACGCCCAGATGTCAAGGAAGCAATTCTCAATCTAGAAGTTCTTCCTTCCATGCGCAGCCTCATGACTGCTGGTCCTGCGTTGGATCACGACAACACTTGTTTATACAATTGCTCATACTTGCCAATCGACAGTCTTGATTCGTTTGCAGAACTTTTTGTCGTTCTCATGAATGGCACTGGTGTTGGATATTCAGTTGAACATCAATACACCGACAAGCTTCCACAAGTTGCTAACAAGATTGAAAAGTCTTTCAATATAACTTATGTTGTTGAGGACTCCAAGGAAGGTTGGGGCAACGCAATCAAATTCATCATAGATCACCTCTATGCGGGTCGTCACGTTAAATGGGATCTAAGCAAGATTCGTCCTGCTGGAGCAAGACTTAAGACTTTTGGTGGTCGTGCTAGTGGGCCTGCTCCTCTAGACAATCTATTCAAGTTTGTCGTGAAGATTTTCTACAACGCACAAGGACGCAGACTGACTGCTCTTGAGTGTCACGATGTTTGCTGTGCTATTGCAAATGCAGTTATTGTTGGTGGTGTTCGTCGTTCTGCGATGATCTCATTGAGCGATCTTGCTGATCGTGAAATGGCACTATGCAAGAGTGGTGCATGGTGGGAACAGGCTGGCTTCCGTTCATACGCCAACAACTCTGCTGTGTATCGTGGCCGTCCTCCAATGGGCCAATTCCTTGAAGAATGGACCTCACTCTACAATAGCCACAGCGGTGAACGTGGAATGATCAATCGCAAGGCACTACAGGAACAGGCTGCAAAGTCTGGGCGCGATCCAGACTGCGAGTATGGCACCAACCCATGCTCAGAGATCATTCTCAAGCCATTTGAATTCTGCAATCTTTCTACAGTTGTAGTTCGTCAAGACGATACTGCCGCAACACTGAAGAAGAAGATTGAGATCGCTACAATCATTGGTACTGTTCAATCTACCTTTACCAACTTCCCATACCTTCGTCCCGAGTGGAAGAAGAACTGTGAAGAGGAAAGACTGCTTGGCGTATCTATGACAGGTATTTTTGACAACAAGCTTACCAGTGGTTTGGAAGGCAAGCCAAAGCTTGTTCGTCTTCTTGAGACTCTTCGTGATCATGCGACTGCGACGAATCTCAAGTGGGCAGAGAAGTTGGGAATCAATCCTAGCAAGTCAGTTACTTGCGTGAAGCCTGAAGGCACTACATCGTGTTTGGTGGACTCTGCCTCGGGTCTGCATCCTCGCTATGCGGATTATTATTACCGCAGAATTCGTCTGGACAAGAAAGATCCTCTGTACAATTTGATGAAGGATCAAGGCGTCCCGTGTGAGGATGATGTTATCAACCCAACTTCTACTGCCGTCTTTACGTTTGCGATGAAGGCTCCAAAGGGAACCATGACCACTGAGGAACTTCGCGCACTGGACCATCTTGATCTGTGGAAAACTTATCAAGAGCACTTCTGCCATCACAAGCCATCAATCACCGTCAACTACAAGGATTCTGAATTTCTTGAAGTCGGTAACTGGCTCTGGGAAAACTTTGATGTCGCAACAGGCATCTCGTTCCTTCCCGGTGGTGATAGCCACACCTATGCTCAGGCACCCTTTGAGCAGATTGATTCTGCAACCTATTCAGCACATCCTAAGGTTAAAGTTAACTTTAAGGACTTGTCTAAATACGAGGCAGAAGACAATACTGAATCCGCAAAGGAATATGCTTGTAGTGCAGGCGGATGTCAGATAGTGTAATTTACTTTCCTCGGTAGCTCAGTGGTAGAAGCATTCGCCTGTTAAGCGAAATGTCGCTGGTTCGATCCCAGCCCGAGGAGCATAAAATAAAAAATTCCACCCTACAAGGGTGGAATTTTTACATAAATATTTTAGGCAGAGGTGGTGGGTATTCCACGCAGTCCTTTTGGGATGTTCGAAGTATATTTCATCAGACTGCTAAGGAACCACCACTTCTGACCAAGGTATAAATATATATGTTCCATATGTTAATCGGCATTGATTACTCTATAACCTGCCCCTGCCTTTGTCTATATGATGAACGTAGAGAATTTAAATTTGAAAATTGTTTCTTTTATTATTTGACCAATACAAAGAAATATGCTGATAAAATTGCTCCAAATATTACCGGGGAATCTTTTCAGGAATATCATATTGATGTAGACAGATTTGACAGCATATCTGATTGGGCCATCAATCTTTGTATTGGGGCCTCAGAGGTTGCCGTAGAAGGCTATTCTTTTGGGTCTAAAGGCCGTGTATTCAATTTGGCAGAGAACATGGGGATTCTGAAGCACAAGCTGTACAAACAGGCTATACCGGTCACTATAGTCGAACCTTCCAAAGTTAAAAAATGTGCCACTGGGAAGGGAAATTCGGACAAACTTGCAATGTACGAAGCCTTCAAAAATGAAACAAAGACCGATCTATTGACGGTCTTTGGTCAAAAAACTTTGAGTAATCCTGTTACGGATGTTATTGACAGTTTTTATATTTTGAAATCTTTGGTCAATAGCAAAAATTAATATGCTCGGCCATTTCTAAAATCTGAAGATCTATCCAATCTTTCATGGAATCTCTTTGGAACTTGGCCACTTGTTTTAATTCTATCAATAACTTCTTTCCATGCACTGCCATTTACTTTGGCCGGTGACATTGTAGAATTAAAATGAACAGCATTTGCCTGTACGGACCAATTCTTTTGAATTTTCTTCTTCTTACATTTGGGACATGGTTTCTTCATAGGAAGATCATGGTCTTTCATCAAATGAGTTTCTTCAAAAATATGTTCACAGTTTTCACAAATGTAAGAATAATTAGGCATATTTGTCTCTCTTAAAAGTAATTAGCATGTGTTCAAAAAGGAATCCATAACTTGGTTCCTTTGGTTTATTTCTTAAAGGCATCTTGGCATCCTTTGGATTTCGATTGCCTTTTTTCAGATTACAATCTTTGCATGCTGCCACCATGTTAGTCCATGTAGACCCACCACCCTTTGAGCGGGGAGTTACATGGTCAATCGTTGCAGTCTTATCACAAAGTTCAATACCACAATATTGACAGCAATAGCTGTCTCTTCTCAAAATATTTTTACGAGATGCTGCTGCCTTCTTATATGGCAACTTTACATAATATTTTAAAATTAAAACTTTAGGAATCTTAACAATCTTTGAAACAGATACAACTTCATAGCATTCGGCTGAAGTTTCATCTCCGTACACTTTGTCACGACTTAATAGTTTAAAAGCTTTACCAATAGTGATAATATTGAGTGGGCTATTATCTTGGTTTAACAGGAGTACCTGTTTCTTCATACCTTTTAAGTATTTATGTAAATCTAAATATTTCATAGCCATGGATAATATTAAAGATAGACAATTTTATTGGGAAGTCAAGCAATTCTTCAACGGAAAGCCTGAAAACAATGTTCCTCCACAACCAAAGCCTTCTTTGAAGGATGCAGTATCTGGAGTGTTAAAAGAAAACAATCCATACAAACAAACAAACTTTAGCAACAATCAGACTTCTGTCAATGCTGCTCAAAATGCCATTCAGGGTCTTGGTGCTATGGATGCGGCAAACAAGCCATCATGTGTTGCATATACAAAGAATGCAATTAAGAATCCATTTAATTTGAATGAAGGATTTTGGGATGCTCCATCTATGGCTGCTCCCGGAGCATTAGAAGTTGAAGATAGAAGAAGACAAGCAAGAGCAAACAGCACACAACAAAATTTTGGTTCTCCCACTGCTCCTAAAACCGCCGCACAACAACAATTAGAAAGAGACGCAGCATCTGGTAAACCAGGAACACAAAGGCAAGCATATTATTCCAGTGCTCCTCTTGTACAAGATTCAATTGACAAATACAAAGAACAAAATACAGCACAACCGCCAGTAAATACTGATAATAGATCATTCTTTCAAAAAGCAGCAGATCAGGCTAACAATCCAGAAAAGTATGATTTAGGTGTTGTTGGTAAATTGTCAGCAAATGTAGCAAACTTTTTTGGTGGTTTTGGTCCAACTAATAAACCAAGAGAAGCTACAGGAACTGCTAGCACAGATAAATCGGGTAATACTGTATTCAATCCAACACCAGTTCAAACACAAACACCAAAGCCTGCTTCTGCGCCAGCACCAGTTCAAGGTCAGTCTCAGGCACCGAATGCACAAACTAAAGCACCAGTTCAAGGTCAACCACAATCTGTTCCTGCAAAGAACCAACCTACTACAACCAGCACAACCCCATATACACGCCAATATGTATCAAGTGAACCTGAAGGGCAACCAAAGCGTGGTCCCGGTGGTGGAATAATTGCACCTCCAGTTGCATTGGATAAAGCAAGTGAAAATCCCAAAGCATATGAAGGTATGGATGATAGGAGAGCCTTAGGTCAAGTTCCTATGGGAGGTGAAGTAGTTGGGCCAAATGGAATTCAAAAACAAAACTCTACAGTCTCTCCATATGTTCAATCTCTACAAAATGCAATTAGACAATCAGCTCCTCAAAATAATCAATTTACTCCGTCGGGGGGTCAATATAGAAATAGAAATAGAGGAAGTTCTAATATGGGAATGGCTACCAGACCAAATCGCCCAGAAGCAATGACTCTTCAATCTGCCATGGCCCAACAAAATCAACAAGCCACCAGAAATACATTGGGACAAATGGGTGCTGTTCAAGGTACATCCAACTCTTCATCTGGATTCCAAGGTTCTGTATTGCCTCCTGCTGGTCAACTTACTAGCATGGGAACCCAAAAAGAAAATGAATTTAAATATGCCAGAGGATCACGTTTAGCCTGAGGAAATCATTATGCTAAGAAATATACTAGTAGAAAAAATTCTCTGCGAACGTTATCAAACTAAAACAGAAAAAGATTGTGGTTGTATTAAACTAACTGAAGAAGATGAAAAATCTAGTGTTATTCCTAATTTTACAGATCTTCTGAATTGGGGCCTTCAAGCTGGATTGGGAATTCTGGCCGCAAAACAATTAGCATCGGATTTAAATAAATTTTTAAGCCCATACAATCCACCAGAATCTGATGATAGATATTCTCCAAGTGATAGTCCAATTGCGCAGTTAATTCAACCAGAACCAGGTTTAAAAACTCCAAGAAAATCAAGAGTCAAGGAATTTGGTCAAGCATCTGGACAAGTTATTTCCCCTTCTTGATATTTGTGATATAATATAATATGACTGTGAATTTATTTAAACAATTTAAACATAATTTAATCGAATCTAATGTTACCTTATCTGAAGTTCAGAAAGAAGGTAAGAGATTCTATAGCACTCCAGATGGTGAATTTCCCAGTGTAACTACTGTTGTTGGCTACGGCAAACAACAGTTTTTTGCTGAATGGAGACGAAAGAATCCTGATGAAAGCCGTAGAGTAACATCACGTGGAACAAAGTTTCATAGTATTATAGAAACTTACATTCGAAACGAGCCATTGGATATGGAAAATATGTTTCCAAACTTCAAGGCTCTTTTTAATTTAATAAAACCTGCTCTTGATAATATAGACAACATAGCAGCAATAGAAACTCCATTATGGTCAAAGATTCTTGGTCTAGCAGGAAGAACAGATTGCATTGCTGAATACAACGGCAAACTTTCCATTATTGACTTTAAGGCGAGCACTAAAGAAAAACGCAAACAAGATATTGAAAATTATTTTCTACAGGCAACAGCCTATGCTTTAATGTATCAAGAAAGAACTGGCGTCATAATAGAAAATTTTGTAATACTGATTGCATGTGAAGATGGATTATTTCAGGTATTTGAAGACAATCCCATTAAGTATGTAAAGAAGTTAAAAAAAGCAATCAATCATTATAGGGAAGAAAATGGAATACATTAATATAAGAACACCACAAGAAGAAGTAAACCGCAAGGGATCCAGATGGTGGATCAAGATGAATGACAACTCCAAAGCAAAAACCTGCAGAGAAGATTTTGTCAAAACATATGGTGGGTTCTTTAAGCAAGAAGCAAAAATTTGGATTTGGGTTTCTCCAGTTATTGAACAAAACGGTTATTGGTTAAAAAATATTCATACAAATGAAAAGGTATTTTTCACCAGTATGGGTGAGTTTGGAAGACAACATGGACTCACTTCAGTCAAAATTTGTGAATTATTAAATGGTAAAAGAAAGACATATAAGGGGTGGACGGCTTCGGAGGTCCGTGCAGTCAAAGAAACTACCGGACAGCATATAAAGGCAAAGGAACCCAAAAAGAAGAAGATAATGGTTCCCAAGATAGTCACCTTTCAGAATACTGATACTGGTGAAGTTATTGTTGTAACCAATATAAAGCAATTTGCCAAACAACATGGTATTTTTCCTGCAAATTTGTATAAATTAGTGAACGGAAAAGCCAAAAGTGTTAAAAACTTTAAATTATACACTCCTCTGTCCTGATTTGCGTGCTTCTTTTGGTTCATAAATATTTTAAATGAACTTCAAGACCTTATTGCAAATTATTAACGAAGAGTCCCGAGAGCGTGCCGATTCATTTAGAACTACGGGCGAGGCTGTTTCTAAAGAAAAGGCCACAGATAAAGCCGGGGACTATAAAGCCAAGGATGCTGCTCGTAAGCGTGAAGAACGCTCCAGACAAATTCCTAGAGATAGAAAATCCAAAACAGAACTTCTTAAGGATGTTGTCATTGTAAAAACAAAGTCCGGTAGAGTTCAGATTATTTTCAAAGATTCATTTAACAAAGAACAACATGAAAATTTGACAAAATCCGGTGCTATCACTTTTGAAGAAGCTAAAAAGATTGCTGGTGATCCTAACTTTGAACAAACCCGTGCATCTAAACTTCTTTTGGGCAATATGAAGGAAAAACCAAAAGGAGAAAAGAAAGAAAAGGCACCTGAAGCTGAACAAGAAGAGAAGCCCCGCAGACTTTCAAAGAAAGAAATGTTTACTGCGATGACTCAAATGTCCGCAGAGCAATTGGCTGCATTGCCTCCAGAGGCAAGAGAAGAATACTTCAAGTCTCAAAGAAATCCACCAACAAATAAAGAATATGATAACAATAGCTTCGAAGGATTGAGTATTCAATTTGGTATTAGTCCAATCTCTTCTTTGCCTTTCAATCAACAAGTACTAAATGCTATCTTGTTCTTGAGTAAATTGAAGGTCGGAGCAGGTCAACAAGAGATGCAAACTTTTGCTACACTAAATCCTGGTTCAACAGACTTTACAAAAAGAGCATATCTTCAGGCCAATAAAATTCTTTCACAGATTGGCGACGAATGTCTTACTAACCTTATTTCTGCAACTGAAAGCGGAAACAAACAAATGTATTCCGAAGGCTCAGTTGACATGAAGTGTGGTGAATATAGATTTAAGATTGAAGCTGGTGGCGAGTTCAGCGTATCAACAGATAAACTAAATCAAAGCAATAAGCTATTCAAAGGTATTCTAGCGAATTCAATCAATGCAGCGCTATCAGACCCAAGAATAATGGAATCTGATCCCGGTATTAAGAAGATGCTTGCTAATATAAATCAAAGCAAATCAAAAGTTTCAAACATTTTGATTTCAAATGAAGCATTGCCAATAATTTTGCAAAATGAAAAGTACGTCCAACAGTTGCAAAATACTCCAGTTATACTTGGTGATGGATCTGAATCTGGAACCATTCTTGATGCAGAAGGAAATCTAAATCCTGCAGCATCATTGGAAAACTTGAACAATATTGTTCAAAAAGCCAGTAAGGGAATCTTCAAGAAGGATATGGATACTGGAAAGTCGGCAGTTGGAAACTATATTGCCTCTTCCATACTTCGATCATATTTAAGAGGCGATGGACTCAAAGATCCAAAAGAACAACCCAATCATTTGGTAACAGCCAACGGAGTTTTTGCACTTTCTGATGACTATATTCAAGAGATTTCCAACAATGCAGTTCTTAATGCAAAACCTTCTGAGACACCATTGGACGGTGATAATATTTCAAACTTCAAAGGAAAGTCTGTTGAAGAATTGAAAAAATGGCGTTCTATCATTGAGGCAAAAGAAGAAAAAGGTAAAGAAAAGACTCCTTCATTAAAAGAATTGATGATAGACATTAACACACTCAATCCAATGGAGATTGCTTCAAATTATCTGCAAGCAAAAATGGATTTTTCTTTTGATGCCAGTTTGATTCCAGGATTTAAACCCGATGATCTAAATGCTGTAGAATACAACTATGTTCGTATTGGCAACAAGGTTACCAAAATACCAGTAACCCGTGCAGATAAACTTTCAAATCAATTATTGGGTGAAACATATTTGTTCTTGAATAGTACGTTGGTAGAATCTTTGTCCAATAATTTTGTTCTTTCATCTTTGGTAAAAGTAAACTTATTGACTTCTTATGAAGCTGATATTCTTGAGCAATCTACTATGCTTACAGAAAGCGATACCAATCCACTCAAAGAGATGTTGGATAAGGTTATCGAAAGAGCTACTGCCGTTCCTTTCAAAATATCTCTTCTTGAACAAATTCTTGAAGAATACAAGAGGGATTACAAAATGGAATACCGTAACTACCACGGAAAACCAAAACAAAAGAAAGAACGTGCAGCTAGAACCCGTGCTAGAGAACTTATGATCAAAAAAGGTAGAGCCAAAAGAGGCGATGGAAAAGACATTGACCATAAAAAGCCCCTGAGATCCGGTGGTTCGAATGGCATAAATAACTTGCGCAAGCGTGAAAAGTCTGACAATAGATCAGACAATGGTCATCATAAAGGTGAGAAACAAAGCAAGGATTGGAAATGAGTAAGGCTAAGAAACTGGTAGAAAAAATTTTTGAGAAGTCGCAGTATTCTCATTTATATAAAAAAGAGTCCACTGTTGCAAATACCATAACAGAAAATTTTCATTCTAGCAGCAAAAAACTTGGAAAATGGGATGAAGTATCTAAATGCTTTGTAAACAAAATAATAAAATCTTTGAATGAACACACTTATAATCCCAATCTATATGGGTTGATGGATATAAACAAGGATAAAAATAGATAAATAAGAGGAAGCCATGAAATTTAAACAATTACTCACAAAAATTCAATCCCTACAAGAAAACGCCCCTGAGGAAACAGAAGGTGGTGGTCTTTTCATTGGTGATCCCCAAGGAAAGAAGGGTCCAAGTGCCCTAACCAACAAGGGAACATTCAATCTCAAACTTCCTCGTTCTTTGGATGCAATCAATGCAATGCTCCAAGGCTTCTCTTCCAAGGATTATATCGATCCTGATGAAGTAGTAGCAATCATCAAACAGAAGTTGAACCACTTTGGCTTTGACTTTGAGATGAGAAACAGCCTTCAAGACGGTGAAAATGTTTTCCAACTTGTTCAATATGGAAGCCCCCAACTCGGAGTCTATGGTCAAAATCCATATGATGATGTTAATGAAAAGGGATTCAAACAAGGTGATGGCATCAAGGAAAAATTAGGTTACTCTCTTGACATGGTTGTAAATGTACAAAAGGGTTCTAATATGCTTCGTAAGATAAACGTGATGATCGTCCCCGCTATGGACGGCAGTATAAGAGATGTTGATAATGGT